TCCTAACTCATTTGGACTTGACCTTGCTGTTTCTGAACCTGAAATAGGATAACAACCATGACCATAATATTTAGTACCTGAATATAACCACATTGCTCCACCAGGTCTTGTTGCTGCTCCTCCCCATACACCAGAAGTACGAGTATGAGAACCTGCTACTCTTTGAGTTGTAGCATTATTTGGACTAACAGTAATACTAACTGAACCTGAAAATCCAGCAGTAGCATTTCTAATAACAATATAATAATCTGTTCCTTTTACCATACTGAATGAAGTTACAGATACATTGGCAAAACCACTACCAGTAGAAGGAGCAGTCCAAGTTCCTGATGTTTGAAAAGTACCATCAGGAAGACCAGTAGAGGCAGAAAAACCTTGAATACCTACATCAAAAGTAGCAGGAGATGGAGCAGTATTGATAGTGTAGAAAAATATAACATTGGTAAGAGTAAAGTTTTCTTGTGGAATAAACATAACTGCTAAACCACCATTACTTGCTCCAATAACACCATTTGCTCCGCCCCAGTTTAAAGTAGAATAACCATCAAGAGGAATAATAAGTTTATCTGTTGGTACTGTTATTGTAGGCATTATCCTGAAAATCCTCCTGAAAACATTGGAGAAGCATTAACATATCCACCTGCTCCACCACCACTATTTTCAAATCTTATTCCATCAACTTCTAGATGAAAAATAAAAAATTGTGTTGTAGTTTCTGTGATTACTCCACCAGAAGACCTTTGAGCATAATTAGCGTTATATGCTCCTAATGCTGTTTGAACTGTATTATCATAAAGATTTGTAGAGTATTGAGGTGTATTTGTAAAAGTACCACTAAATGCTTGCATAATATAATATTTTGTATTAGGTTCAAACCAAATATCAGAACCACTACTATTGAAAAAATAAGCATTTCCATTTCCAGTAGTAGTATTTATGCGATCTGTATCTTGTGTGTCAAAAGTATATAGTAATGTTCCAGCAGCATTGTAAATTTTGCAGATAAACAACATGCCAGGATTACCAGTAGTAGCGTTATTATTCAAACTATTAGCGAATGAAATGCCTTTTACTCTAATTGCTGGATGGTTAGCGTCAAGAGTAAAAGCAAATCCATATTCTTGGTTAGCAGCTGGAGAAATTACAGTAGGACTATCAGGTACATAAGCAGCATCAACGCTATACCATTTAGTACTACTTCCGACTATTGCGATAGAACCAACAGTAGCATTTCTTGACCAAGTTGACGCTGTTCTTAAGGCAGTACGATATTGACCATTGTAAGAAACTATACCTAAAAAATGGTTATAGTATACTTGTATAGTACCAGTATAAGAAGCATTTGGTCTAAATGCTAACCAATATACTTGACCTTTAACAACTGAAACACTATTTGTAAGGTTTATTATATAGTTAGTTGGAGTAGAGTTTGCTGAACCACTAACAGTATTTGGAGTTGCTAAATATGTATTAGAAGGTAAATCTCCTGTCGCATTAGAAGCCATTATTCCTACATCAAGATTTGTATAGTTTGTGTTTATAACAGCGGTCAATACTACACGAGTTATAGAGCCTGTAAATTGAGCTAAAAAAGGCAATGCTATACCAACAGTAGTACTATTGATTGTTGTTGTATTACCAGATGTAAAAAAGCGTTGGTCAAAACCTATTTTAAAATTTGTATTAGTTGTTACAAGAGCCATTAAACAATCCTTACAATATTGCCATTAGGTTCAGCAAGATCAAATACCATCTTTTTACCAACTAAAGATGCGCCACCAAAGTGAGCGCAATAACAAACAATATATCTGCGTAAATTTTCAATTACTTCAGCATCATAATTAGTACAATCTTGGTCTAATGAAAGTTCATTTACATAAGTAAGAGCAAGATTATCACTAAATGAAACAACAATCATTCCATCTGGCAAAATATCATAAGAGGCTAAACCTAATTCAAAGTATTCATTCATTTATCTTTATTGCCCTCTAATTTTTGGATAATCATATGTTCAATTTTGTCCGTGATTAATTCAATAATTCTTAAACCCATACATCCAAAAAGAAAAGAAAAACCAAGTAAATATTTTGGCTCATGTAAATTAAATACACTACCTACTATTGGTTCTGTCAAATAAACCGCAGATGCTGTTCCTGCTAATACTGCAGATACTTGTTGCATTCTACTTCTTTTTCTTGGATCTCTTAAGACCATAATAATGCTACCAAGTAGACCTGCTATAGCTTGTTGTCCACTTAATAACAATTCATAATTATTATGTTGTTCCATTAATCCATCCTCTCTTTGACAGCAACATTATTAAATAATCCATCAGTTACTGCAGTATCTACTTTTATTATTTCAAAATATCTTTCAATATATGGATCATCTTTCTTATAAATTTTGTCTGATGATCTAATTAAAATGTCTGCTGGAATGATAATGTCATACTCTCCGTGAATATTTAAACTTCCAGCTGATGGCTGTACATTTGATTCATTATTTTGCATAACAAATCTACATGGAGTTTCTACCCAAAGTCTAAAATCTGTAGATACACCACCGTATTCATCTATTGTGTTTTCTGTACGGTAAATTAAACAAATATCGGTCAAATTATAGGCATTTACAGCTTTTCTTAACTGGTTTAAGTAATTAGCGTTTATCATTAATAAATACCTATAGACCTATATTTTTCAGCCATTTTGTGGCAATGATCAAGCAATGTAGAAATTTTTAAATCTTGTTGACCATCTTTGACATCTACTAAATGAGCAATTTTACTGGCTTTCATCATCCAGCCTTCTCTTGCTGCAGCTCTAACATCATAAGTCTCAACATAAGCTGCTCCAACATCACGCCAAATTAAATCTAAACCATCACTATACATTTGACCTGTATATCCAAAGTCAGGAAATAATGTTGAATCAGTAAGAGATGTACCAGCTTTGACACACTCGTATATTCTGCCATTTTTGATTATAGGTTGAACTCTATCACCTACAACATAAGCAGTAGATGCAGTCCAAGTATTAGTTCTGCAATGCTCATCTATAAGTTCTCCAAGCTCATTGTTGGATAATTCAGGATAAGTATCAGCAGATACCATCCATTGTAATTTTTTTAATGCTTCTAATCTTGATAATGCCATAGTAGACCTCTAATTTATAGTATCTGAAAAAAACAAACCCGTGGTTTCCCACGGGTTTGCATTCTTACCATTAGGCTTACAGATTAGGTAAGTCTATTGAGGACTACAACACCACCAGCAGCTGATACTGTACCCTTGTCATGGCAGACAAATCCGATTCTTTCGGTAAGTCTGTAAACAATTTCGTCAGTGTTGAAAGCATATTGGTCAGAAACTTGAATTCTTGCCATTCTGCGATCACCAAGGATAGTAGCCTTCTTAAGGTCTCCAAATGCTACAAGTGGAGTAGCTGTAGTACCAGCAGCAGTATTAGCCATACCTTGAACAAATACAACTGGATAACCAAACAATGTTGGATTATTTGTAGCTGCATTAGCAATATCATTGAACCCGTTGCCAGACAATGCGTCAAGTTTAGCTGCAATTACACTATGATAGAAGTTCTTTGAGCAGTAGAACTTTGCGTTACCTTCTGCATATGTTGGAAGAACACCTGTCATAGAGCGGAGGTTTGCAAGAGTAACTGCTGTCCAGTTAGCTGCAGAACCACCAGCTGCAGAAATCTTACCAGGACCAGCAACGCTGTTTACAGCTGCAAGAATACCAGTGATAGAACCATAAGTTGCAGTACCATCACCAAGGAATACAGCAGCATCCTCTTGTTGAGAAACCTTCCATGCCATATCTTCAGCTAACATTGCTCCGACATCAATAATTGAGTCTTCTGCCAATTCTGAAGAAACATAAGTAAGGATTGCAAGCTTTTTAGCAAGAACTTCAGCTCTGTCCAAAGTAATTTGACTTTGTGTTGGAGCAGTTGATTCTCCCACCCAATAGCCGGTGGTACTTGCTGAATTGACTGGATACCATTGAACATCAGAAGCCATTGGCATAACACGACATTCACGTCTTGCAACACCATATGCTTCACGGAGGAAGATCAACTCACGCATCAATTCATCTGGTACGAGGAATCCACCCGCCGAGTTGGTTGACTCATTTTGGGCTTTAATTGATTCAAAATAACCATTTTGGTCTAACCAATTGGTAGCTTTGACATCTTTGTTAAGATGCTTAAAATACTGACCAAAAGCATATGCAGTTTTTGCTTTATGCTCGGATGTACCTTCAAAAGGAAGGTTTTTAGATGCTCTTACAGAGCTATATTTTCCAAATTCCATAGTTTTTACACCTTCTTCAGCAGACTTAACTTCAATAGGAAGAATCTGCTCATTTACACGCTTGATTGCATCAATCTTTTGATCAATTGCATCATTATCAGAGAGAAGTTTTTGAGCTTCATCAATGCTATCAGTTTCAAGATATTCCTTGGCTTTGATTGCATTGTCAAGCTTTTGTTTGTTTAAAACTTCGATATTATCCATGTTTTAACTCCAAAATTGTTGTCATTGCTTTTTTGAGAAGCATTTGTTTATCTATAGATTTTGTTTCGTTAGCAACTTCTATTCCGTCAGAAATTACAGGTGTTTCTTCTATAGTTTTTTCAGTTTGTTTTGTTTCTTCAGATTCTGCATCACACAGAGCATTCCAAAGAACACTTGCGAGTTTCTTACTCTCGCTTCTGCTTAAACGCATTGCCTCTCGCAATGTTTTTTCAGCATCTCTAACATCTGCAGGTCTATGAGGAAGCTTACCATAATAATATTTAAGCTCTTTACCCATATCCATATCTGCAGACAATTTGTTAATTAAATCTATACTAAAAATTCCAAAATCATTGAATAATTTATTTAAATCAACTAATTCTGGAGATTCTAAATGTAATCTTACAGCTTCTGTTAATCTTTCAGAAAGAGTTTCAATACCTTCTAAAATTAATTCTGTATTTATATCACCAAAAATGTCAGACGGATTAAGTGGTTCTTCCATATCATCCTCTTCCATCTCTTTGGTAGGCTTATAACCACATCTTTTACATTCAATACCATCATATTCAGATTTACACATAGGACAAGACCCAGATCCCTTGGTTTCATCTAATAATTCTTTTAAATTTTTAACCATATTTCTGCTCTCCGCTGGTCTTGGTGTTAAAGAAGCTTCAGCAAGATTCCACTGTAATATTTCATAAACATTATTAGAAACTTGCTTTCTATTTACAAGATGACTTGCAGCTCCAGAAGAATAACCAAGTCTTCCTTCTTTTGCTAATTTTGCTATCATTTGATTGTATTTGTCACTCATATCAATTTGAGCTTCATACCACAATCCATACTCATCCATCTTTACAGTACCAACACCAATTTGTTTAGTACCAATAACTTCATCTTGACCATGATTCCAATAAAGATTTAGAGGAAATGAACCATCCATAGGTCTACCCCAATTAGTAGAAGATGTGAAATAATCTCCCTCAAGATCAGTGTCATTTTTACTACCAAATCTTACTAAATAACCTTTAACACGACCATCAGAGGTAAATTTAACACTATCGCCAAAAAAATATAAGTTCTCGTTCATTATATGCCTCTAATTAATACTATCTTTATTTATTGGAGTGTTTAAAATCTCTTCTGCTACTTGTTTAGCAAATTCTTTACCTGATTTCTCATTCATTGGTCTTGCAGGTCCCTCATAATAACTGCCAACATCCCCAGGCAATACTTTAACATTACACATTATTTTAGCTTCAGCTTTATCAATAATTCCAGCTAAAAATAAACGCTCTGCTCTTTTACTTGCAGCTTCAACATCATCTGCTAACGCTCTAACGGAAGATAAGTCAAAATCTATATAATCTCCTTCCCTATATTCTGGAAATTCATAGATTAAACTTTGTGTTAATACCTCTGCTAATTGTTTCAAAAGAGGTACTATACCATCTTCCCAGGCAGCTTGCTGGGCTCGCTCATAATTACTATAGGTACTGTGATCAAGACCAGCTCCTAATCCTAAAACCATGACATTTAAGCCTAAACTTGCTACAATTCTTTCCTCTGGTAAACGTCTTAACTGCTCAAGATTCATCTCTTCTGGAGACCAACTTGCCCTCTCTAATTTGAAAGGACCAGTCATAACAGCAACACCGCCAGCATTATCACCAGCAAAATCCTGCATTAAACGTCTTTTTACTGTTTTTGCATCATCTTCCGATATATCCACAGTATTATCAGAAGCATCAGGACCTAAAATGATTGCTGGCATTGCATTGTTAGCCATCAAACCATAACTTGTACTTGCTGCAGCATTATCAGTAGCAATTTCTCTCAACACAGATGAAATTGGACTTCTACCTAATCTAAAGTCATTTACATCACGTCCATAGCGGAAATGAACTATATCTTTGAGAGAAATGATGTAATCTTTGCCCTCAACATTGTAAATCCAGTGAACAAGACCATTATCTTTGTTTCCATAAGGTCTAACACTGTCTCCTGGTAGATATTGAAGAGCTACAACCTCTCCATCAACTCTAATTTTTCTTAAAAATGCATTACCAAGAATCTTATAATCTTTAATAACCCAGCCCCAAAATACACTATATGGAGCATTTGTAGTAGGATTTTGCAATAAATTAATAACACTTGCATCTATTGGAGTGGCAACTAACTCATTGTTTTTACGCATATAACGTACTGGACACTGTGGATAGTTTCTAATGTAATAATCCATACAAATTGTGACGATAGAGTTTAAATCTAAATCACCACATATTTGCTTCCATGCTTTTAAACTACCTGGCAATCTATTAGTATTTAAACTATATAAGTTGCCCATACCAATACCAGTGATAAATCCGTTCCTACTGCTGTTAAAAGGCATTGGAAGATCACCAGTTTGTTTTGTAGAGCGTTTAAATAAATTTTTAATGTCCATATGTATATCCTATCCTACACTGATAACCAACCACCTGATCTTTTCATAAACAAAAAATTATAAGCATCACTTAAGGCATCAACAATATCATCATGCTTACCATTAGGAAAACCTTTTAGCTCATTTAATGCTGATGCTACCCAACTTACATTACTTTTAGGAAAAATTACATTTCCACTCGCAATATAAGAAGCAAAAGGAGCAGCTCTTGTCTCTTTACTACCTGTTACTGGCAAACTAATAAACTTATTTCCTGTTAACATTCTTGCAAAATGATTCTTTTGACTCTTACCAGCTTGCCCTGGATCTTGAGGAATAACTATAATTGTCCCTCTTGGATCTAATGTTGAAGCTTCTAAAATACATCTATCACGTCGGAATGAATCATATTGACCCCTTATAATATCCAATATCCACATTCTGTCATTATCATCTACGCCAGCAAGTACTCCAACACTATAGTCACCACGTCCTTGTGATGATGCAAGGTCCCAAGCTCTTACTATCTTTTTAAATTTTACAGGTGGAGCATTGTCATATAAGAGATTAGATAAATTAAAAAATGAACCTTCTTTTCCAGTAGGTTTTCCTTGATATAAACTATTCCAACCATAAAGACCTTGATTACTTACCAAAACATCCTTAATACGCTGAAAATCCTCAACACTATAACGCTCTTTCCATAGTGGTTCTCCAAGCTCTCTACCCAAAGGATCATTCTCTGGATCATCACATAATGCTGGAAGATTTAAAATTGTCCACTTACCGTCTTCAGATGCTATAGCTCTACTAATAACATCATCCTCATGCCAACGAGTAGATACAATAACCATCCTTCCACCAGGCTCTAATCTTGTGTAAAGGTCATCAGAATACCAGTCAAATGCTTTATCACGGTAAGTTTCTGACTCTGCCTCTTCTCTACTCTTAATTGGATCGTCAATAACAATTAATTTAAAACCAACACCAGTAGGAGGGCTACCCACTCCACGAGCCATAAATGTTCCACCTGGCATTAAACTCCACTCATCTTGAGCTGCATTATCTTTTTGTAATATTTGACGCTCTTTTACTATTGTTCTTGCTTTTCTACTAAAACGTCTTGCAATACGCTCATTATAACCAGTGACAAGAACATTATCCTTCTGATGACGCTCAAAGAAATAAGAACTAAATCTAACTGTTATAGTTTCTGTTTTTCCATGACGAGGAGGAAGAGAAATTACTAACCTTGTAATCTCACCACTATCTACTTTTTGTAAATACTCCGCTAATAACTTAATATGTGGAGCATCATATTGCCATCCTTTAGGCAATGTATCCTTTAAATACTCAATAAATGTTTGAGCATCAGTCTTCTTCTTCGCTATCTCCGTTGCTACGCTCTGCTTGCCCTGCTGCTTGGAGAAGTTGAACCTGGAAGTTGCTAATTTTGTCATATAAAATTCCTAATGCATTTGCGTTCTGCTCTTTACACCACTCTTTACTTTGAGCAGTTTTAGCTATCTCATTCATAGCTTTACAGTTCTCAACAATCATCTCTGCTAAAACACTGTCTAAATCATACTTTTCCTGTTTCATAATCCATTTTTCCTAAAAGTAATGTAAGTTGGGTAGCATCAGCATTAAATGAGCTAAAAGGTTTTCCTAATGGTAAGCATGATGATATTGTTGATGCCTTAAGT